CATAGTAGCTTATCCAAAAAGAGCAGCATATACTGTTGAACTTGAAGAGGATGATATTTTGATTGCTAGTGAAATTGACTTATTTGGTATAGTTAAAAGAGGAGAAAAATAAATGGCTAAAGATTTGACATTTGAATCAAGTGCCAGACAGGCGCTTAAAAAAGGAATAGATAAACTGTCAAAGGCAGTTGAGGCAACATTAGGACCTAGAGGTAGAAACGTAGTTATTGAAAAAGAATATGGAGAATATCACTCAACAAAGGACGGAGTTACGGTTGCTAAAGCCATAGAACTAGAAGATCCCTTAGAAAATGCTGGTGCGCAAATCGTAAAAGAAGTATCTCAGCAAACTAATGACGATGCTGGAGATGGAACAACAACAGCTACGGTTCTTGCGTCTTCAATAATTAAACAAAGCTTTGCGGCAATAGAGCAAGGTTCTCATCCAATTGAATTAAAAAGAGGTATAGATAAAGCGGTAAAAAGTATTGTTAAGTCGTTAAAGAATAGTAGTCAAGAGATCAGTTCTGAAGATGACATTAGAAATGTAGCTACCATAAGCGCCAATAACGATGTAGAGGTAGGAAACCTAATATCTGAGGCAATTGGAAAAGTTGGCAGAGAGGGAGTTGTTACAGTTGAAGAGTCTCAAACAGGCGATACTAGACTTGAAATGGTTGAGGGTATGCAATTTGAAAGTAAATACCTTTCTCCATACTTTATCACAAACAATACAGATATGAGAGTTGAGTTAGAAAATCCATGGATTCTTTTATATGATAAAAAAATAACTTCTATAAAGGATATTGTAAAGGTGTTAGAAGCCGCTATTCAGCAGAATAAACCTTTACTTATCGTTGCAGAGGATGTGGATGGAGAAGCACTTGCCGGACTTATTGTAAACAAGATTAGAGGTACTCTAAAGGTTGCTGCTGTAAAAGCTCCTGGATTCGGTGAAAAAAGAAACCAGTACTTAGAGGATATAGCTTCTCTTACTGGAGGCCAAGTCGTTTCTTATCACAGGGGAATGAGACTTGACAAAATTACGCCTGATGTTTTTGGAACAGCGGCAACAGTTACAATTGACAATAAGAAAACTACAATTGTTGATGGTGCAGGCTCTGCAGAAGATATAGAGCAGAGAATAAACGTAATTAAACACGATATTGATAATGCATCTTCTAATTATGACAAAGAGCAAAGTCAAGAGAGATTAGCAAAATTGGCCGGTGGTGTAGCAATTTTAAGAATAGGAGCTCAATCAGAACTTGAAATGAAAGAAAAGAAAGATAGAGTAGAAGATGCACTAAATGCAACAAGAGCAGCATTAGATGAAGGTATAGTTGCAGGTGGTGGAATAGCTTTAATTTCTTGCAAAGAACCAGAAGATGACTTTGAAAACGAACATGAAAGGGCCGGTGCAAATATAATTGCTAAAGCTTGCAGTGCACCTTTTCAAAGAATAATGGAAAACTGCGGTCTTAATGCAGAAGTAATATGGAGTAAGATTGAAGCTGCTGGTGATGGAAAAGGTTTTGACGCCAGAACAGAAAAAGTAGTAGACATGTTTGAAGCTGGTATTATAGACCCTTGTAGGGTTACAAGAACTGCTCTTGAAAAAGCTGCATCTGTGGCTGGTACCCTTTTAACAACTGAATGTGTAATAACAAAACTTCCTGGAGAGGAAGGAAAAGAGCCACCAATGATGGGTGGAGGCTTTGGAATAGGATAAGGAGACAGATATGGAATCTTTAACAGGAGGAAACAACAACCTAAAAGAGCAATTAGCTAAAAATCTAAAGGGACTAAAATTAAAAGACCTAGATCCAGTACAATGTGACAAATGTGGATGTCCAACGTTTGAGCAAGTGACTCTTCTTCGAAGAATATCTCCAGTAATGAATCCTACTGGAAAGGCAGGTTTTTTACCAATACCACTTTATCAGTGCTCGGCGTGTGGACACATAAATGATGAACTTATGCCTAGGACAGACGATGGCCAGTAAAAAATCTGACCCAGTTAATCATCCAAAGCATTATACACAAGGAATAGAGATGTGGGAGTACTCGTATTCTCACAATCTCAGTTTCTTTGAGGGTAATATAATAAAATATGTTACCCGTTGGAAGCACAAAGGAGGTCTAGAAGACCTAAAAAAAGCAAAAGCCTATCTAGATAAATTGATAGAACACACTGAAAAATCTGGTAAAAAATAACTGCCAGATTTTTTTATTTCGAAATTTTTTATTATATTATAGTATGCAATTAAAAACACCCAGAGACCTTGCAATAAAGGCACGAATGCTTGGAAAGAAAACAATATCTTACAGCCAGTTTTCTAGATATAAAACTTGTCCAAAATCTTGGAAATTATCGTATATAGACAAACATAGAGAGTTTGACCCTTCAATATTTTTAATATTTGGTACAGCATTTCATGAAACTTTACAGACATATTTAGATACAATGTATAATGAATCAGCTGTAAAAGCTAATGAATTAAATGTAAACAAAATTTTAATGGACTCTATGCGAAAAGAATATAAAGAGGTCGTCAAAGATTGTGGATCCGATTTTTCTAATGCTAAAGAGCTTGGAGAATTTTATCAAGATGGAGTTGCCATCATGGATTGGTTTAAAAAGAAAAGAGGAGCATATTTCTCTAAGAAAAATACTAAACTTGTTGGTATAGAGATGCCAATACTGTGCGAAACAGATTCAAACTCAAATATCATGATGATGGGCTTTTTAGATGTTGTAATGAAAGAGCATGATAAAATTAAGATTTACGATATTAAAACTTCGACAAGAGGTTGGAAAGATGCCCAGAAAAAAGCCAATGGAGACCAATTAAGACTGTATAAGAAGTTTTTTTCCAAACAGTATGGAATAGATGAAAAAGATATTGAGGTAGAATATTTTATTGTTAAGCGTAAATTATGGGAAAACTGTGATTTTCCACAAAAAAGAATACAGTTAGTAAGACCAGCAGCGGGTAAACCGTCTTTAAATAGGGTGATGAAAGAATTAGATAATTTTATATCAACCGCTTTTACTCCAGAAGGTAAACACAACAAAGAAGCCAACTATCCAGCAATAGCAGGTCTTAAAAATGTAAATTGTAAATGGTGTGAATATAAAGATAGAGAAGACCTCTGTCCAAAAGTAGAGAGAATAAAATGATAAAACTATCAGATAATGTCGGAAAAACTCCTCTTATTCCAATAGAGTTGGGTGGATATACGGTATGGGGAAAGGCAGAGTTAATGAACCCAGGAGGTTCAGTAAAAGATAGAATGGCAACATTCATTTTAAACGATGCAGAAAAAAGAGGTTTAATAAAGAAGGGAGACATACTTTGCGAAGCAACTTCTGGTAATACAGGAATATCATTTGCAATGTTAGCGGCAGAAAGAGGTTATCAAATGGAAATAGTTATGCCATCAAATATGTCTGAGGAGAGAAAGAAGATATTTGAGTTTTATGGCGCAAGACTAATAGAAGTTGGAGAAGGAGATTTTGATAATGCAATAAGGGTAAGGGATGAGCTTTGCAAAAAAATGGGTTGGTTTAATTGTAATCAGTTTCATAATCCATTAAATATAGAAGCACATTATGAAACAACTGGTCCTGAAATATATGAACAATTCATGACACATAAGCATGGTATACCAAATGCCCTTATTCTTGGAACTGGAACAGGAGGAACAATAATGGGAACTGGTAAGTTTTTAAAGGAACACTGGCCAAATATAAAAATCATAGCAGTTGAACCAGAAGAATCTCCGGTAATGAGTGGTGGAGAGGCAGGTATTCATGGAATACAGGGAATAGGAGATGGTAGTAAATTTTTAGTTGATCTTGATTTTGTAGATGATGTAGTAACTGTTAAGACAGAATGTGCTAAGGCCGTTGCTAGACACTTAGCTAAAAAATACGGATTATTTGTTGGAATATCTGCAGGCGCAAATATTAAAGCTTCTTTTCAGTACTTAAGAGACAAAGGTTTAAATAATGCAATAACTATTTTGTGTGATAGAGGAGAGAGGTACTTCAGTTGTCTATAAAAAAGAAATATCCAGATAATATAGTATACAATTACGAAACAGGTGAGTTTGATGCAAAAAACAAGGCTTATCCAACTTCTGTTGGTGGTCAAAAGTTCGAACCATTAAAGGTAGATAAAAGCTCAGCTGTAGATGCAAATCACTACTTTGAATCTAGGTTAAATGAACTAAAAGGAGAGTATAAGAAACTTGTTGATGAGTATAATTGGACAAGTTTAGTATATGCTTCTACATACAATTTCCAACC